ACTTGATTTACTATAATTCACTTAATTTACTTGATTTACTATAATTTACTATAATTCACTTGATTTACTTGATTTACTATAATTCACTTAATTTACTATAATTTACTATAATTCACTTAATTTACTTAATTTACTATAATTCACTTAATTTACTATAATTCACTTAATTTACTATAATTCACTTAATTTACTATAATTCACTTAATTTACTATAATTCACTTGATTTACTATAATTCACTTAATTTACTATAATTCACTTAATTTACTATAATTCACTTAATTTACTATAATTCACTTGATTTACTTGATTTACTTGATTTACTTGATTTACTTGATTCACTTGATTTACTTGATTCACTTAATTTACTTGATTCACTTGATTTTAATTTTATTATTGTTTTCTTTATACAATACTTATCTTCCATTTCTTCATTATTATAACTTATTTCTAATTCAATTAGTGATATATTTTTATCTGTATATTTTCTTGATATATTTCTTTTTAGTGTTAATACACAATTTCTTGGTAATATAATTTCATCTTCTGAAATAACTGCTATTTTAGAATTATCAATATAAGGAACACCTTTACATAATTTAATTTTATATAAAACTTTTGATGCAAAATTATTTGCAATTTCTTCATCTTTTGATAAAGATATAAAATCATTAATTTTTATAGATTTATTTCTTGAAAAATCATATTCTTTTGACATACCTCTAAATAAAAAAAATTCGGATTTTCTTTTATTTACAATTGAATAATGCAAAAACATTTCATCAAAAATATTTGTTTGTTTTTTACCAAAATTTTTAATATGTTTTTTTATATTATTATCATCCAATATAAAATATTTTTCTTCTAATTCTTCAAAATATAAAGGATATATTACTTTATCGTTATGATCTTGATAATTATGTGTTAATCGTAAATATAAAAAATAGTTTTTATTATTAAATTCAAAATAAACTAATAATTCATTTGTATGTGTTGAATTATCATAATCAAAATATTCTTTAAAAGGTATTATTTTTTTTACACTTATATTTTTATTATTTATTGAGCATTTTATTAAATCATATAGATTTTCATTTATATACGAATCTATCAAATAATTAATATCAATTGATTTAATTATATTTTTATAATATGTATCACCATCTATTATATTAAATTCATTTTTAGATTCTATAATTTTAATATTAAAATTTTTTTTTAATTCTTCTGCAGATTTAAATGATTTATATTTTAAATCTAAATTTATTTCATTAATTGTAGTTTTCATATAATTATAAAAAGCGGTATAAAATGCTAAAGCTATTTTATATTTTCTATTTGAATCTTCAAATATATCATATGTTTTTAAACTTTTTAAATTTAATGAAGAAGTAGGATTTATATCGACTAATCCTATATTTATATCTTCATCCGCAAATAAAACATTTAAATCATCTTTTTTAATTAAAAAATCTACATTTTCTTCTTTTATTTCTAGTATAAAATGTCTATTTTTTAAATTATTTTGTAATTTTGATATTTTTTTTTCTTCAAATACAAATTTATTATTATTTATTAAAGGTAAATTTATATATTTAGTTTTATTAGATAACGTTTCTTTTTTTAATAAAATATTATTTATTTTTTTACATTTTACATATTTTATATTTTTTAATATTAAATTAATATCATAACCTGTTAATTTATTATCATATTCTAATATTATATTTGTATCTTTTAATAACAACCATTGATCATAATCAATTTCTTTTTGTTCTATAATATCAAATACTTTTTTAACAGTTTGTAATGGTTTAATTAATTTTTTTATAGGTTTTGGCAATGGAATTAATTTTTTTAAAGGTTTTAGTAATGGAACTATTTTTTTTGTAGGTCTTGGCAATGGAATTAATGTTTTTTTTGTAGGTCTTGGCAATGGAACTAATGTTTTTTTTACACTAATAGATAATATTTTTTTATATTTTTTTAATAATATTTTAAGTCTATTTAATGCTTCTTTTGCATCACATCTTTTATCTGGATCAATATGTATCATAGGAATAATAACAGTTTTTATAAAATCATTATAATATTTATTATTATTAATTTTTTTTATATGATAGATAATTTCAATAAATGTCATTCCTAATGAATATACATCAATCTTTGATACATATTCTTTATTAAATTTTTCTTTAAATAAATCTTTATTTTGTAAAGATTTTTTAATTAGTTTATCAATTTCTGTAGGAATATCTATAAATTGAGACATAAAATGTATATAAGATTTTTTATTGTATAAATCATAATTACATAGTATACTTTGACTATTAATATTAAAGTTATGTAAAATTAATTTTGAATATATTTTAAATTCTGGTGGAAAATAAGGATATGAATGTTGCAATAAATAATCATTTTCAATTGTACCAATTTTATTATAAGTCGTTAATAAACCAAAATCAATAATATATAACTTATTTAATTCAGAATTATATAAAATATTAGATGGTTTTATATCACAATGTATTAATTTTTGATCATTAAGAACAACTAAACCTTTTAATAATGGTAAAAATAATTCTATAAGATCATCAATATAAATATTATTTAAATTATTATTAATTAATTTAACTAAATCTATTCCTCCATTATTATAAATTAATTGATGAATATTAGTTGCTTCTTTTAAATCAATTAAATTACATTTATTAATATCATCATTTTCTTCAATATTTTGTATGTTAACAATACAATCACCAAAATAACGAACAGACCATTTACCTTCTTTATCTAATTTATGTATTTGCTCTGCTAATTCTTTTTCTTCTTCCATTGTAGCTTTATTTTGAAATATTTTACCAATTTGTGATTTATTTGTTTTTTTTTTACATTTTAATGGTGGTGTAAATACACAACCATAAGTTCCTTCTGCAATATAAGACATTTATTACATTAGTCGAAAAAAATAAATACAATTAAAAAATATTTAAGTATTTATATTTAAAATAATTAATATTTTGATATATAAATAAATTATATACAAATAAACCTTTATTTAATTAAACTATATAAAAACTTAATTAAAACAATTAAATACAACTAAGATGGCTGAAACCTTTTCATTTGATACTGATATTTCAGCACTTTTAAAACTTATTATTAATAATTTTTATTCTAATAAAGATATATTTTTAAGAGAACTTATTTCAAATGCTAGTGATAGTATAGATAAATATAATCACTTTTGTATTATTAACAAACCCGAAAATAAAGTAGATAATTGTATTACACTTCTACCTGATAAAGAAAAAAAAACACTTCATATTATCGACACTGGTATTGGTATGAATAAAGAAGAACTTATTAAAAATATTGGAACAATTGCTAATTCAGGAACTAAAGCATTTATGGAAAAAGTTAAAGATAGCAACTTAATTGGTCAATTTGGTGTAGGTTTTTATTCAGGATTCTTAGTATCAAACGAAATTTCTATTATTACAAAAAAAGCAGATTCAGGATATTTTAAATGGACTTCCGATGCTGGAGGACAATATGTTATTGAAGAACTCACTCAAGATAATCTTAAAGAACATATTCATCCTGATTATAATCTTACACAAGGAACTATTATCAAATGTTCTTTATTAGATGAAGTTACAGATAAATATACTGATATTAATAAATTAAAAGATATTGTTAAAGAACATTCACAATATATTAATTATCCTATAAAGGTTTTTATAAAAAAAGAAGAAACAAAAGAAGTTGAAGATGAAGAAGCTTCTTTAGAAGAAGATGTTTCAGTTACCGAAGGTTCTTCTAATATTGATTCATCAAATTTAAATGATGTTACAATTGAAGATGTTGAAGAAAAACCTAAGAAAATGAAGAAAATTACGGAAACAATCAAAGAATTTCAATTAATAAATGAAACTAAACCAATTTGGACACAATCAAGTAATGAAATTACTGAAGATGATTATAATGGATTTTATAAATCATTATCAAATGATAATGAAAAACCTTATACATATAAACATATTAGTGGTGAAGGACAAATAGAATATAAAGGTATTTTATATTTACCTAAAAAAATTAAGAATAATGTATTTGAAAGAGGTGTAAAACAAAATAATATTAAATTATATGTTCGTAAAGTTTTTGTTAGTGATAATAGCGCAGTATTATGTCCTGAATGGCTTCATTTCATTTCAGGTGTTATCGATACTGATGATCTACCTCTCAATGTTTCACGTGAAATTTTACAAGAAAATAAAGTTATTAAAGTTATTAAGAAAGCAGTGGTTAAGAAAAGTATTGATATGTTAAAATCCGCTATGAATGATATGGATAATTATCTTAAAATCTATAAAACTTATCAGAAAAATATTAAACTTGGAGTTTATGAAGAAAGCGGAGATCGCGAACGAGTATCAGATCTTTTAATGTTTTATTCTGCTAATTCACCCGATAAAATGATCACATTTGATGATTATATCACCGCAATGAACGAAAATCAAAAACATATATATTATATCTCTGGTGATAATATGGATATACTTAAAACATCTCCATTCTTAGATCGCTTTAAGAAAAATGATCTTGATGTTCTATTTATGACCGACCCTGTTGATGAATATATGTGTCAAAGACTTATGCAATATAAAGAATGCACTTTAACTTGTATCACTAAAGGAGATATTGAATTACCCAATACTACAGATGCCGATAAAGAATTAATGAAAAAACAAAAAGAAGATTATAACACACTTTGCGATTATATTAAACGCACTTATACTAATTTTAGTGATGTTAAAATTACAAATAAAGTTGCAGAATTACCTTGTATTGTTTCTTCACCTGAAAATGGATTTTCAGCTAATATGGAGAAAATAATTAAATCACAAACATTAGGACAAACTAATAATACTAATGGTATGTTAAATAAAAGAGTTTTAGAAATAAATCCTTTACATCCTATTATTAAGAAAATTAAAAATATTAATGATACTGACGAATATAAATCTTTAAGAGATTTATTAGATCTTGTTATTAATAGTGCTTTACTTTATTCAGGTTATCAAATTATTAAACCTGTCGATTTCTCTAAAAAAGTTCTTAATGTTGTTATGCTTGGTATGGAAATTACTGATGAAGAAGAAGAAATTATTGAACCTATTAAATCCAAAGATCCTTTCAATGAAGTTGAAACAATTGATATGACTAATGTTGATTAAATAATATTTTATAATAAGAAAATAAGAAAATATGAAAAATGTTATCTTATTATTAGTTTTTATTGGAATCTTAGTTATAGTTCAAGGCTATTATGAAAATAAGATTAGTTCCGTTAAAAAACAAAAGACTATTACTAAATATGTACCTTTACACACATATGAAGGAAAAATGAATGGAGCTGAATCAATTGATAATCAATTTAAAAGTTCTTATGAGAAAATTATAAATACAAATAATAAAAATGTATAAACTATTCACATCTACACCTATTGAATTTAAAAAACACTGTGTTACATTTAATAACAATAAACAAGAAGAATTAAATACTCTTCTCAATTTACGTGATTCATATATTACAAATATATCATCCAAAAGACTAGATTATGATACTCAATATGATGATTATTTAACTAAATACTTAAATACAAATGATTATATTGAAAAAGTTAATTTATTTAAAACATTTTATCCAATTAAAAAACCTGAATTCGATATTTATACTTACCAAAATTATTTTGAGTTAAAAGAACTAAAAGCAACAAGTGAAACTAATGAATCAGATGAAAATTAATTCTAAATTTGAATTTCAATTTATTCCTTTTATTTTATCATTTATCGTTGGTGTCATTTATATTGTTATTACTAACAATACGAAAGAAAAAATAGTTAAAACACCTACACCATTCTCTAAAAATCTTTATTCAGATTTTGATGGTGAATGTTATAGGGTTGATGTTGTTGAAGCACAATGTCAAGGGACTGAACAAGAATTCAATCTTGCTATTTAATTTTTTAAATTATTTTTTTTTAATTAGAATATGCTAATCCACCCATACCACTTAATATACGAAGCACATTAAAATTTACTGCATATATATACAATAATCCTGATTCTTTACTATTTATTTGCAACTGGGCTGTATCAATACGAGACATATTTAATGTTCCTGATGGTTGATGTTCTTCCGGTTTTAATGCAAATGAATATAAATTAATACCTTTATTATTCGGTATATTTGTATGATGTTGATATGGTTGTACCAATGAAAAATATTCACCTGTTCTTTCTGCAAAACGATCATTTCCGTTTAATTGCAGTTTAGCCGTTGAAATTAAATTCTCTTTATTTTCATTATTATTTGTTGCATTTGTAAAATTATTCCAATTGATATTAGAACCATTATTTCCTTCTGGTCTTATAAACCATACAAGTTCTTTACAAGGATGATTGAAATTTAAACGTGATGATTTTATTGTTCCTGATGTTATACTTTCTTCTCCCGTAAATTGCAATTGTTCTATAAGATATTCGTGTGATAATTGTGCAAATCTTTTACGTTCATCTGTATCTAAGAAAATATAATCAACCCACAAAGTTGCACCAAATGATTCAAAATTATTTACATTATTTTCTATTGTAGTTGTAGTTCCATATATTATATCATCTGTATTTGTTGCTCTAATATCAGACATTGAATTAAATTCAATATTAACTTTTACTTCGTGATATTGTAAAGCTATTAAAGGTAATGCTAAACCTACATTACGACAAAACCAAAATTCAAGAGGTATATATAATTCTTCTGTTTGATTTTCTAATTTAATTGATCTATTTTCTTTATTACCACCAACCATTGAATAATATCCTTCCTTTTTTCCTTCATCTATTGTAAGTTCATTCCATATATACATCCATTCACCATATTGTTTATCAATACGTTGTCCTCCTATTTCTAATTCTACGTGTTTTATCATTTTATATCCATAAAATGGTTGAAGATATATTGGATTTGAATCTACTTTTACTAACACTTGTAAATATAATTTATGAATTAAATCACCATTACGAGATATCTGACAAGTAATACGATTCCCTAATTCTGCATTACCATTAAATGTTTGTTGTATTGATTCTAATGAAAAATTAGTATGACGACGATAAACTGTTTTAAAAAAAGTTATTTGAGGATTTCCAGTAAGATAAACATCTTGAGCACCATAAGCTACTAGTTGTAATAAACCACCACCCATTTATTTAAAAATATATATTTATTTATAATATATTCATTTATGATTATGATATTTTACTATATTTAAAAATTAAAATATTATAAAATTAAAATGCTATTTAATCATAATTTTAAAAAACCTAATATGTGTTTTATAATACCTGATAAACAATGGTATTATAATGAAGATATGCTTATTACTAAACAATCTAATATTGAACAAATATTTATCAATGGTATTGAAAATACTTTATTATTATCTTCTATTTTTATTTGTTATTCAGTTATAACAGGTAATCATTCCTATTTTGTTAATAAATTAAATAAATTATCATCTAAACTTATGAATTTTAATAATTATTACTTTCAATGTGCTTTAACTAGTTCAATTATTTCATTATTTTTAGGGGTTAATACCGCATTAGGATATCCTAATATGATAAATAAAAAGAAATAAGTTATTATATATTTAGTTAGAATACGCAAGACCACCCATACCACTGAGGATACGGAGGACGTTGTAGGAATGAGCATAGATTTTGACTTCACCTGTTGCTTCTGAAATATCAGATATCTTAAGTTGAGCAGTATCAATACGAGACATATTTAATGTTCCGGATGGTTGATGTTCTTCTGGTTTTAATGCAAAAGAATATACATTGATATTGCAACCACTGTCTGGGATATTGGTATGATGTTGATAAGGTTGAACGTGAGTAAAATACTTTGTATCACGTTCCGCAAAACGATCATTACCGTTAAGCATGAGTTTAGTTTTTCCTAATACTTTTTTAGTCGTTTCTTGCCATATTAATTCTTTAACCGGATGATTGAAAGATAATTTAGCAGAAAGATTAGAGCTATTTATTGATTCTCCACCTGTGAATTGCACTTGTTCAATAAGGTATTCGTGAGATAATTGAGCAAAACGACGACGTTCGTCAGTATCTAAGAAGATGTAATCAGCCCATAAGGTGGCATCAGAGAAACCTGTAGAACTAAATTCAATATTGATTTTAACTTCGTGATATTGTAAAGCAATTAGCGGTAATGCTAAACCAATATTACGGCAGAACCAGAATTCAAGAGGAACATATGCTTTGGTATTCGGAATGGGGTCAATATTAGAAGTTGCTTTTATCATTTCATTATAACCATCTTCTTTTCCTGCAGGTAAAGTAAGTTCGTTCCAGATTTTCATCCAATCTCCGTATTGGCGATCTATTAATTGACCTCCAATTTCAACTTCTACTTTGGCAATACAGTCACGACCATCTGTTAAATGATCATCTGATGGATTTGTAAAAACTACATATAATTTATGAACTAAATCACCATTACGTGAGATTTGGCAAGTTACACGTTTTCCAATACCAGGGGTTCCGTTAAAAGTTTGTTGTATAGACTCAATAGAGAAGTTAGTATGACGACGATAAACTACTTTGAAGAAAGTGATCTGAGGGTTGCCTGTAAGATAGACATCTTGGGCACCATAAGCTACAAGTTGAAGTAGACCTCCACCCATTTTTAATATAAGCTAAGAAAATAATTTTTTATATATTAGATTTATTTTTACTAATATTTTATATAAAAATAATTTGAATGTTGATTTAGTTAGAATACGCAAGACCACCCATACCACTGAGAATACGGAGAACGTTATAGGAATGAGCATAGATTTTGACCGTTCCATCAGTTGCATCTGTTAATTGAAGTTGAGCAGTATCAATGCGAGACATATTAAGAGTTCCAGATGGTTGATGTTCTTCCGGTTTTAATGCAAAAGAATATACGTGGATATGTTTTGTAGCATTTGGTATATTGGTATGATGTTGATAGGGTTGAACCAGAGTAAAATAAGCTTCATCACGTTGTGCAAAACGATCATTACCGTTAAGCATAAGTTTGGCTTTTCCACAACTACCAGTATCACCTTTCCATATAAGTTCTTTAACAGGATGGTTGAAAGATAATTTAGCAGATAATTTACTAGAAGCTATAGTTTCACCACCTGTGAATTGCACTTGTTCAATAAGGTATTCGTGAGATAATTGAGCAAAACGACGACGTTCATCAGTATCTAAGAAGATGTAATCAGCCCATAAGGTGGCATCAGAGAAAGGAGTATCACTAAATTCAATATTGATTTTAACTTCGTGATATTGTAAAGCAATTAACGGTAATGCTAAACCAATATTACGGCAGAACCAGAATTCAAGAGGAACATATGCAGCTGTAGAAGCTGTTGCTTTAATCATATCATCATATCCTTGTTTCTTTCCTTTTGGTAAAGTAAGTTCATTCCAGATTTCCATCCAATCGCTATATTGACGATCAATTAATTGACCACCAATTTCTACTTCTACTTTTTTAATGCATTTACGAGCATCATTAATATTTGCTGTGTTTGTAAAAACTACATATAATTTATGAACTAAATCACCATTACGAGATATTTGGCAGGTTACACGTTTGTCAGGTTGAGCATTTCCGTTAAAGGTTTGTTGTATAGACTCAATAGAGAAATTAGTATGACGACGATAAACTACTTTGAAGAAAGTTATTTGAGGGTTGCCAGTAAGATAGACATCTTGGGCACCATAAGCTACAAGTTGAAGAAGACCTCCACCCATTTTGTATTTATTATTAATACAGAAAAAAAATAATTTGTTAATATATTTAGTTAGAATAAGCAAGACCACCCATTCCACTAAGAATACGAAGCACATTGTAATTCACAGCATACATATTAAGAGTTCCTGCAGCAGAACCAGAAGCAGTTCCGACAATAGCAGTTGCTGTATCAATACGAGACATATTAAGAGTTCCAGATGGTTGGTGTTCTTCCGGTTTTAATGCAAAAGAATATACGTGGATATTTGTTCCATCAGGAATATTTTCGTGGTGTTGATAAGGTTGAACGTGTGTGAAATATTTGGCATCACGCTTAGCAAAACGATCATTACCGTTAAGTTGAAGTTGGAAATCTGTAGTTGGTAAATTACTGAAATCAGTATCAGTAGCTTCTCTATTAACCCATACTAATTCTTTAACAGGGTGATTAAATGAAAGTTTGGATTTTGTTGTTGTAGCACCTGCTGCAATTGATTCACCACCAGTAAATTGAACTTGTTCAATAAGGTATTCATGGGATAATTGGGCAAAACGACGACGTTCGTCAGTATCTAAGAAGATATAATCAGCCCATAATTCTACATTTGAAACAGTTGCACCGTCACCAAGTGCTGTTTTTGAACCTAATGTAAGATTGATTTTAACTTCGTGATATTGTAAAGCAATTAATGGTAATGCTAAACCAATATTACGGCAAAACCAGAACTCAAGAGGAACATATACTGTGTTTACATTTGTATCACCACCATTATAATTAACCATTGTTTTAAAACCAGTTTCTTTACCTTTAGGAAGTGTAAGTTCATTCCAGATATTCATCCATTCACCATATTGACGATCAATCATTTGACCACCAATTTCAACTTCTACTTGTTCAATGAGTTTATGTCCAACCTTTTTAACACTATTAGTTCCTGCTTTCACTTTAGCTTGTAAGTATAACTTATGAACTAAATCACCATTACGGGAGATTTGGCAAGTTACACGCTGACCTAAGGTAGCATTTCCATTAAAGGTTTGTTGAATTGACTCAATAGAGAAGTTAGTATGACGACGATAAACTACTTTGAAGAAAGTTATTTGAGGGTTGCCAGTAAGATATACATCTTGGGCACCATAAGCTACAAGTTGAAGAAGACCTCCACCCATTTTATCTTTATTATTAGATAAGATAAAAAAATATTTGTTAAATAATTTATATTCTTAAATTATAATAATTATGTTTAAAATTACTGAATATTTTTCGTTTTATGTTTTATTATGGTATTTCTTATATATGTTAAATATTATACCTTTTAATCCTATTATTAGTTTCTATTTAATTTTATCATTTGTATCTTGGTTAATATGTTATATGATTTATCTTAAAATATCTACAAAAAAAATATTATATTTTATTTTAATTGGAGTTATTTTTGCAAAAATAATACCAATTTTAACATTGAAACATGTTTTTAATCCTATTGATCTTGTATTTGGTTATTCAATGTTTTTTATTTATTATATTATACTATATTATACAAAAAATGTTGAACCTATTCAACATTACTTAAACTTTGTTATATATTTACAAAAATTACCAAATAATCTTTCAATTTTAGATTTAATTAAAAATTTAATTAGAATAAGCTAAACCACCCATACCACTTAAAATACGTAAAACATTATAATTAACACCCCATACCCTTATTGTTCCTCCTTTTTTAGGTTTTACTACAAGTTTTGCAGTATCTATTCTTGACATATTTAATGTTCCTGATGGTTGATGTTCTTCCGGTTTTAATGCAAATGAATATACATTAATACCCGCATTACTTGGTATATTTGTGTGATGTTGATATGGTTGGACCAATGAAAAATAATCTCCATTTCTTTTTGCAAAACGATCATTTCCATTTAATTGTAAATTAGCTGAAGAAATTGAATTATTTCCATCTGGATCTATACCAAATAAGGTATTTTGAAGTAATGAATTTGAATTATTACCAAATCTATCGATTGCTTCACTATTAGAATCTGCAAATACTGTAGAATCCGTATAATTATACCATTGATTTTCTAAATTTGCTTTATCAGTATCATTAATAGTCCATATAATTTCTTTTACAGGGTGATTCATAACTAAAGATACACTTTGTTCATTTGTTCCACTAACTGTATTTTCATTCATTTGTACTTGTTCTATTAAATATTCGTGTGATAATTGAGCAAATCTTTTACGTTCATCTGTATCTAAAAATACATAATCACACCAAATCGTTGCATTCTTAATTGATTTTCTATTAACTGTTCCAGTTGTATTTTTAACATACGCAGTTCCATTATAAGTGCAATTATCAAAAGATTCTATTTCTATATTTATTTTTACTTCGTGATATTGAAGAGCAATTAATGGTAATGCTAAACCTATATTACGACAAAACCAAAATTCTAAAGGAATATATATTTTATTATCTTTAAAACTTGTCATATCAGAATCTGCACCAATCATTTCTTGATAACCATCCATTTTTCCAATAGGTAATGATAATTCATTCCAAATATACATCCAATGTGAATATTGTTTATCAATCTTTTGACCACCAATTTCAACTTCAACTGATTTTAATAAACGATGACCAATAAAATTAACATAACGATCTAAATCTTGTGTAAGAATATTAACAATACTATTTCCATCATATAATTTTTCTAATTCTACTTCTACATACATTTTATGCACTAAATCACCATTGCGAGATATTTGACACGATACACGATTTCCCCAATCAAAATTACCATTAATAGATTGTTGTATAGATTCTAATGAAAAATTAGTATGACGACGATATACAACCTTAAAAAAAGTAATTTGAGGATTTCCAGTTAAATAAACATCTTGCGCACCATAAGCAACTAATTGTAATAATCCACCTCCCATTTATTAATTAAGCATATAAAAAATTAACTTGCAAAAAGTATTTAAATATGATGAAAGAAAGATGTAGTAAGAAAAGAATACACGTAGTAGATAATACAAAAGAAATTTCAACATTAGACGATATTCATATTAATAGTATAAAAAAATTTGAAATTAAAAATAAAAGAATTGAGGAAATTACAAAACAAATAAAAGAATTGAATATAATTGCAATGAGTGATATACCTTGGTTATCCAATGTAGAAATTAGGGAAAAAATAAAAGATTATAATAGTGAATTGGATAATCTTAATGAACAAAATGAACTTGATTATTATGAAAATGTCGGTGAAATATTATTTAATTATTATGACATTGTTAATCAAAATGCTAATGTTAAAAAAATAAATCCTAAAAAATATACTATCCTTGAAGCACTTAATATTCAAACAGATGATTGTGATTCAAACATAGATAAATGCGAATATAAAGATAAATCAAAATTAGTTAATGAATATTTAGCTATAACAGATAATAAATATATTAACCATATTGATGGAGAATTTACAAATTCTAAATGTATAAATTGTAATAACGAAATGACTAATTTAGTTCAAGAAGCTTTAATTGTATGTTTAAAATGTGGATATCAAGATGTTTTATTAGCAGAACAAAATAGACCTATAATGTTATATGATAAAAAAGACGGTATTCATTATAGTTACAAACGAATTAATCATTTTAGAGAATGGATATCACAAATACAAGGTAAAGAAAGCACTGATATACCAAATGAAGTATTTGAAAAAATACTTAATGAATTAAAAAAAGAAAAAATAACAGATACGACTAAATTAAATCCAAAGTTTATGAGAACAATATTAAAAAAATTAAGAACACATAAATATTATGAACATACTGCATATATTATTAATAGAATTAATGGTATTCCACCACCTCAATTTTCACCAGAATTAGAACAAAATTTATCTAATATGTTTATGCAAACTCAACCATTATTTATTAAATATGCACCCGCAAATAGATTAAATTTTATTTCATATTCTTATATTTTACATAAATTCTTTTTAATTTTAGATATGCCCGAATACCTTGCACTATTTCCATTATTAAAAAGTAGGCAAAAAATTGCACAAAATGAAGAAGTATTTAAGAAAATTTGTAAAGAATTGAAATGGACTTGGATTCCTAGTATTTAAAAATGTCTCTATTATTATTATTAATCAATGTATATTATATTTGACACTGAAACAACTGGTTTAATACCAAAAGATTCTTCTAATAATTTTTATTCTTATAAAAATACAGTAAAATATGATAATTCAAGAATGATTCAAATTAGTTATGAAATCCTAGATTATAATTTAAATATTATTGTTTCTAGAAACTTTTATATTAATGAAGTAGATGTTATTCAAAACTCACAATTTCATAATATTACAAAAGAATTATTAGAAAATGAAGGTGTTACTATAAATGATTTTTGTACTATATTTGAAAAAGATCTTCTTCAATGTAATTGTATGATAGCACATAATTTACAATTTGATTATTGTATTCTATTAAGCGAACTTTATAGATTCGGTTTTATTGATATTATTAATAAAATTAATAATATGAAGTTTTGTTGTTCTATGAGAAAAACTAAACACTTTGTATGTAAAAATAACAAATTTCCTAAATTATTAGAATTATATAATTATGCAAATTCTTCACAACTTCAATCATTACCTAATGCACATAATGCTATGAATGATGTTATTTACCTGCGAACAGCTTTAATTAAATTAAGAGAAAATAATGTATTTGATATATTTATGTGCGAATAATTTTATATATCAATTATATTTTTCATTAAATAATATTATGACCGATAAACTTAATGTTTTGGTTGAAAACAAAAATGAATATTTAGAACATCTTTTAGATATTTCTACTATACCTATATGTAAATTCTTTGTTAATATTTCAAATAATTGCATTTCATTAAAAGAATTTCAAAATGAATTAGTCCTTTTAACTAAATGGTCTAAACAAAAACAAGATGCTAAAATGAATACCATCCATAAATTAATTGAAGAAGACAACGCTACCCCACAATATATGTTAAAAATATTATCAGAAATTATTTCTAAAAGTATTAAAATAAAAATTATTGAAAATAAATCTAAAATTAAATCAATTAAAGTATATATTCCCGAATGGTTCGAGTTTTTATATAAAGTATGTCTCTTATGTTCTAATGAATTTTGGAAAAATCCTTTATTATTTTATAAAAAAGTTACATCTATTGAAAAACAAAATAACATTAATTCTATTGAAAAAATAACTAAAATATGTATTAAAAATGCTTTAAGATCATTTGTTCCTTTACATAAAATTATAAATGAATTATCCACAGTCACAGTAGGTGGTGAAATTAATATTACAAATGAAAATTCTCAAGATCACCAACATTCTCAAGAATCTGAAGAATCTGATAATGATATTCAAGAATATGAACAACCTGGAAATACTATAGATTCACAAGAATCTGAAGAATCTGAAGAATCTGAAGAATCTGAAGAATCTGAAGAATCTGATAATGATATTCAAGAATATGAACAACCTGGAAATACTATAGATTCACAAGAATCTGATAATGATATTCAAGAATATGAACAACCTGGAAATACTATAGATTCACAAGAATCTGAAGAATCTGATAATGATATTCAAGAATATGAACAACCTGGAAATACTATAGATTCACAAGAATCTGAAGAATCTGATAATGATATTCAAGAATCTAAAAATAAACAAGGTGATAATCGAGAATCACAAGAAATTAATGATAATATAAAAAAAATTGAAAATACACAAATAATTAAAGAATCTGTAAATAATAAAGATGAACTAATGTATTTTGAAATTAATCAGGAATTAACAACAAAAGAAAATAATATATTTGAAAAATCAAATAAAAAAAAAATAAAAAGAAATAAATATAAAGAAATTCAATTAGAAAATATTTTAGGTAATCAAGGTATTATTGTAGATTCAAATACTAATTCTATTAAATCAACAAAAATATATAAAGACCCAACTAAATCAATAAAAACTGAACAGTTTCAACAAAATATAGAATCAATTAAACCAGTTAATTTATTAATAAGTTCTATAAAACCTGATACATATATAGAATCAAGTCAACCTGCAAATCTAAAAGAACCTGTGGAATTAAAAGAATCTGTGGAATTAAAAGAATCTATGAAATTAAAAGAATCTATGGAATTAAAAGAATCTATGAAATTAAAAGAATCTATGAAATTAAAAGAATCTATGAAATTAAAAGAATCTATGAAATTAAAAGAATCTATGAAATTAAAAGAACCTGTGGAATTAAAAGAATCTATGGAATTAAAAGAATCTATGGAATTAAAAGAACCTGTGGAATTAAAAGAATCTATGGAATTAAAAGAACCTGTGGAATTAAAAGAATCTATGGAATTAAAAGAACCTGTGGAATTAAAAGAACCTGTGGAATTAAAAGAACCTGTGGAATTAAAAGAACCTGTGGAATTAAAAGAATCTGTGAAATTAAAAGAACCTGTGGAATTAAAAGAACCTGTGGAATTAAAAGAACCTGTGGAATTAAAAGAACCTGTGGAATTAAAAGAACCTGTAAATCTAAAAGAACCTGTGGAATTAAAAGAACCTATAGGATTAAAAAGACCTATGGAATCAAAAGAAACTATAGAATCTATGGAATCAAAAGAATTTAAAAAAGATATAGAATCTATGCAATATATTGATATAAAGGAAGATATGGAATTAAATGATGATATAATAGAACCATCTGATATAAATAAAGATGTTAAGGTAATACGTATAAACAAATCGTTTTTTTAAAATATAAAAAACAAAATGTATTATATATATTCATTATGCATAGCTTTAATAATTTTTATAATTATTAATAGTTTTGAAAAAAAACAAACAATTACTGTTAAAGATTTATTAACTTTTATTGTTTTATATATTATTATAACCTTTGTTACTTATTATATATACTCTTCAATGAATAAAATTACTCATATTGAAACTAAATCTACTTATATTCCAGAAGTAATTGAAACAGGTTTTAATATTGCTTCTTCTTAACTGTAATTTTACAAGCATTTTTACTATTTTTTACTACAATATTAGGATCATATTGTTCATCTTCTTCTTCTTTATCATCATAATTACTTAATTTGTCTTTTTCATCTTGTATAGATTGCATATCCCATAAATCAGAATTACATAATTTAAAGTTTTTGTTTGGATCAGCTTTATACCAAAAAACTTGATCTTCTAATTTAGATCCCGATGCTCTATTATCTATTACTAAACATCCATAATCTTGTGTAACTTGATCTAAAACTTGTTCAAATACTTGCAAATTTGGAAACATTCCCGCATAATGATCATATAACCTTTCGCGATTTTTTTTTATATTTTCTTTAAAAATAAAAACATAATCAATATTTGTTCTTAAAGCTGGACTTATACCCATAGGAAATTGCATTGTTAATAAAAACAATATTTTATAATGTCTTCCATTCATAAATATTTTACGAATATTTGCATCATTTGTCCAAGATTTATCATACATAGCATCGTCCATTACTAAAAATGATCGAGGATCAACTGAAGAATAACCATATGTTTCTAATTCTTTTTTATGTTTTCCTGATATTTTTTGTTGTCTTTGAACATATTTACTTATTATATCTGGCGTATATTCATCGTGTATCAATAATTTAGGTATAAAATGTTGAAAATAAGAATTTGCGTGTTCTGTTGGAGAAATTACCATACCAATTGGTATTCCAGTATGATATGATAATATATCTTTTATACATACACTTTTACCTCTATTACGTGCAGCAATTGCTACAATAACAGAGTCATCTTTAATTTTTTTAGGATCAAATTTCTTTAATTCTAATCTAAATGAGGGTTTATTACCTTGTTTCATTTTAATGTTATGTTATACATTTTTAACTTTAACCTTTCGCACTTAACCATGGATCTTCTGTATTATTCAATGTATCTGTTATATTTTCAACAGATTGTTCATCTTTTACCGATTTTATAGCATCAGTTCTACGATTATCAAATACCATATCTTTATTTTCTTTATTTTCTTTATAATGTTTCATTAATGTATTAAGTTCTGATTCTGTATATTCTTGATTCTCTACATTAGATGCTATATGACTTTCATATGGTAACCAACATCCTACTTGTGCTACATAAATATGGAAATATGGATCTTTCTTTTTTAAAGTTTCACAACGTGATTTAGCTTGTTCTACTGTATCATATACACCTCTTACTTTAATGCCTCTTACAGATGTTTTAAAATTATTTTCAGTATGAAAATCTTTTTCAATATCATCTGCATTCGTATTTTTGAAAAATGCTAATTGATCATTTAATTCATTTTTATTAAAAATATAATTATGATTATCTTTAATACCTGTAATTATATCTTTGCTATCTGGGTATTTATCAATTAAATTATTTAATAATTCTGACATATCATCTGAAAACTTATTAATAAACTTTGAAAAATAATAAGCTTCTTTATTTTTAATAACATCCTCAGGATTTAAAAAAGATACACAAACATAATTTTGATTTCTTAATGGTTCGTCTTCATCTAAATAATCTACTTTTGTTTCAGACATTTTAATTTGATTTTAAATTATATCTTTATATATAATAAAATGTATGACGTAGATATAAATGAACTTATCTTAAAAGCTCTAAAATACCTCTTTCAAGGTCTTATGATCGCTATTGTAGCATACTTACTTGATATGATTGGTCCTAATAAACTTAACACCTGGGAAATTGCTATATTATCTGCCACCGCCGCTTGTATCTTTGCTATATTAGATATATTAAGTCCTACTTATGCACAATCCGCACAACAAGGTATAGGTTTAGCAACTGGTTTTAAATTAATGAGATTTCCATATTAAAAATTATATATAAACAAAAAATAAAATAACAAAAGCATAATGTTAAATGATTTAATTGAAAGTGCTATTCGATCAAAAGGTGCTCATTATGATTTAGCCGCTATTATTTATTTTTTTTATAAAGATGAATACAAAGTCGTTAATGATAAGTGGTTTAAATTATCGGGAGTTGATCCTATTAAATGGCAAGAAATGGAAGCACCCACAGATCTATACATTAATATAAGTCGCAAAATATTTGATGTATTAATTGAAGCATATGACAAATTATATGAACAAAGCAAAACTGCTGAAACACTTGATATGTCAGATTTATATAAAGAAAAAGCCAGAAAATTACAAAGAATTGCTAATAATTGCAAAATGGTCAATTATAAGAATAGTCTTATAAGAGAATGCAAACCTTTATTTACTGTTGATGAATTATAATTTCTATTAATGTTTCAATATTAATATCATTTGTATTAATTACTAAATCTGCATCTAATTTATCAATATTCAATTCTGATATGTGTTCTAATCTTTTTATATGTTCATTTGCATTTTCTTTATAAAGTTCTTTTATTCTTTTTATCTGTTGATTTTTATCAATTAACAGTTTTATTATAAAATATTTATTTGATCTTAAGTAATTATATTCATTTTCAAATCGTAAATCATCTATAATTATATTATCTTTGTCTTTTATATTTTTATCTAATTGTTTTATCCAAATAGTGTTATCTATTTCTTTCAATTTTTCTGCAAAATCCTGTATTAATTTACGATCTTTATATGACATATCAAATAATTCTTTCGCATATTTTTTTACATTGTCTGCAAAACTATATTTATTTAATTTTAATTTATCTTTAATTATATTTGCTAATGTTGATTTTCCTGAACATATTTTCCCTGTAATTGCTATCTTCATTTTATTAAATAATAAAATAAATATTTTATATAATTAAGATTTCACTTTATTTTCATATTTTTTTGCTTCATATTCTAATTTTTTTTCTATTTCTTCTTTTTCTAAAATTAATTGTTTCAAATTTTTAATATTTAAATTCTCTTCTGTATTCTTTTTCCAAAATATTTCTAATTTACGTTTATTATGTTTCTTTTTCACTAAAATATTTACTATATAAGGATGCCTATAGAATCTTTTCCAATACCTTTCACCAAAATTATCTCCACGTAATTTCCAAAAATCTTCTTTATTATTATCAACAATATAATAACTATTATTTTCTACTACAATACTTATCTTTTTCATTTATATTTTTTTTGAATTTAATTTTGTTATCATTTTTTTACAAATAAATATATCGAGATTTTTTAATTATATAAATTAATTTTAATATTGATAGAAAAAATTATAATTAGCAAGATTGTTGTTTATATTTAAAAATGATAACAAAGTTAAAAACACATAAATGATCTTAGATATAATCGATTCTATTATTATTTATTTTGATAATATTGATGATATTATAAAATATATGTTAAGTTCTAAAAATATTTATAATCTTATTGTTACAAATAATAATTTATGGAATTCTATTTGTTTAAAGTATTTTAAACAACCTGGTAATTTTAAATGTTTTAAACAATTTATGACAAATAAAATAAGATTAAATTGTATATCAATCGATGATTCTAAATGTTATAAAGAATTTTATGATATACAGGAAAACAAAAGACTTAAAATTGGTAGATCAAGACAAAATGATATATGTATCTTACGTGATCCTAATGTATCAAGATTACACGCTGAATTTAAAGTAATTAATCCATCTAAAATATTTATTAGAGATCTTGGTAGTTTTAATAAAACATTTATTAATGGTAATGTTGTAGCAATTATTCAAAAAACTCAATTATATGTTGGTGATGAAATTAATGTTGGAGGTAATATTATTCTTAAAGTTGTTTTTACATAAATTATCTTTAAAAAAATGATTTAAATAATTACACATATCTAAATGATCATTGTTAAATGGAATAAATTTAGGAATTTAGATAATATTCGTAAATGCGAAAATTGTTTGATCTTTGATGAAAAAAATAATTTTAAATATTGTAGCAAATGCAAATTATGTTGTTATTGCTCTAAAGAATGTCAAATTAAACATTGGAAAAAAGATCATAAGTTTAGATGTAATGTAGAAATACATAAATTACCTAGAAAAGAAAGATTAGAATATAGATTATTAAGTAATGTATTAACAATTAAATATTATGAAAATACACTTATACAAGAAAACAGTATGGTATTTAAAAGTAATATTAAATATTGGAATGTTTTAGATGATCCTGAAAATATAGAAAATACATATATATTACTTGAATCAAATAAGGATATTTTTATACAATATTGTATTGAAAGAAATATATTATATGAAAAATATATTGATAAATATAATTTAATATTATTTGGATATAATTTTGTATTACATATATAAAATAAAAATGATTTAATTATTTTATTTATATTAAAATGGATTCAATTAAATTTAAAATTGTTAATATTTTTTTAAATAAATCTATATTTAATGAAAATATTATTAGTATTATTTTAAAACATTATTGGCATTTTTTAAATGATAAAAGAAAAGTACTATTATCATGGATTGATATTAATAAATTAGATTGGTCTTATTTATCTTTAAATAAAAATGCTATTCATTTACTTGAACTTAATATTGATAAAATTGATTGGGAATATATTTCACTAAATCCTAATGCTAAAAATTTATTAAAATATAATGAAGATAAAATTGATTGGTATTTTTTATCAAAAAATAAAAATGCAATTCGTTTATTAAAAAATAAAATGTCTGATATTAATTTTGCAGAATTATGTAATACTTCGAATTCCATTCAAATTATACAGCAACAAGAAGCAAATATTTTAAAAATGCCATTAAATCATAATAAAGATATTATTCATTTTTTAGAAAATAATAGAAGTTATACTATATGGGATGAAGTATCTAAAAATAAAAATGCTATAGAATTATTAAAAAATAATTTAAATAAAGTTAATTGGAAGTATTTATCTTCAAACAAAAATGCTATAGAATTATTAAAAAATAATTTAGATAAAGTTAATTGGAAGTATTTATCTTCAAACAAAAATGCTATAGAAATATTAAAAGATAACTTAGATAAAATTGATTGGTTTATGTTATCGTCAAATAAAAATGCTATAGAAATATTAAAAAATAATCAAGATAAAATTGATTGGTATGCATTATCTTCAAACAAAAATGCTATAGAAATATTAAAAGAGAATCAAGATAAAATTGATTGGCGTAATTTTTCTTATAACCCTGTTATATTTGAAGACGAACCTATGCCAAATATCTTTTGAATTGTATAATATTTTATAATATTTTATAATTATTTATAATATTTTATAATGAATTATAATATTTTATAATTCTACAATGATCATTATGGACCTATATAAAGAAACATAAGTAATTATTTAGTTTAAGTTCTTTATATAATATTTTATAATTCTACAATGATCATTATGGACCTATATAAAGAAACATAAGTAATTATTTAGTTTAAGTTCTTTATATAATATTTTATAATTATTGTATAATATTTTATAATATTTTATAATTATTTATAATATTTTATAATGAATTATAATATTTTATAATGAATTATAATATTTTATAATTCTACAATGATCATTATGGACCTATATAAAGAAACATAAATAATTATTTAGTTTAAGTTCTTTATATAATATTTTATAATTATTGTATAATATTTTATAATATTTTATAATATTTTATAATTATTTATAATATTTTATAATGAATTATAATATTTTATAATTATACAATGATCATTATGGACCTATATAAAGAAACATAAGTAATTATTTAGTTTAAGTTCTTTATATAATATTTTATAATTCTACAATGATCATTATGGACCTATATAAAGAAACATAAGTAATTATTT